AATAGATTGCAACGAACCTTTCCATATAGGGCAATTTGTTGCTGTTTGCGCTGCTTCGTTACCAAGGTAACGTGGTGGAGTTTTTGGTGATACTCCAGAGAATTTATTAACTTGTATAACTGCCATTATTTACCTCCGCCCCGCATGTTAAATATTATAGCGCTAATCTCGTCAGCCAAGTCTAAATAAGACTGCTCATCAGTTTCCTGATTTTGCTTGTACAACAACAATATTACTTGCCTTAGTACTTCTTCCAGTTCAGAGCTCATGGTAGTAGAGTGCACCGTTAAGTATTACTATTATAAATGGTACTACTATTATCACATAAAGGAGAATTTATGAAAAATGTATAACAGCGCACAACTTCATTATAGCAATAAAAGTGCAGAGGTGCCCGCCTTTTTAAATTGCGGGAGAGCAAATACCAGCGGGCAATTAAATTATACTACTTATTTTTGATAACCTTTACCAGCTTTTACTTTTTTCCTAGCGTTTTTAATACCGGCTTGTGCTTTTCTAATACCGGTAAGACCTTTTCTAAGCCCTTTACCTAATGCGCCTGCTTTGGCAATTTTACTTGCCATTTTTTTCATAGATTTTCCACCGCCCGCACCTGTCATACCTCCCACTGCAGCTGACTTAGCAACTCCTTTTAGGGCTTTATCCTGCTTGGATTTGTTAATGCTGGTCTTTCCTTTTGTCAACATAGACCCAAGTTTTTTTGCACCTGTTTTTGCACCTTTTTTAACCATGTGTTTCTCCTTATTTTTTAAAGCCCTTCTTCATATTAGCATAGGCTTTTTTAGTTACAGTTGACTTACTCTTAGGCCTACTAATGCCTTTCTTTTTTCTAGCGTTAATATTTGCGTAAAGTCCTTTGCTTGGCATTATTTACCTCCAGCTTTAACTTTTGCTTTTTTGCTTAAGTCTTTGAAATGAAACAACTTTTTGCTTGTTGCAGTATGAGTTTTGCCTGAGTGCAAAGTACCGTTTGCCATTTTATGACTACTACCGGTATGCGCTGTTCCATCTATCTTGTAATGTTTTACACCTTTCATATAATCACCATTTCACCTTGTCTGCCCAATAAGCAGCACTTGTTTTGCCTTTGGCTATGTTTTTACCATGCCTGGCTTTAAAAGACTTACGTTTTGCTTTCATCTTATCCGATTCACCTGCTTTAGGTTTACCTGCTGTAGAAGCTCCTTTTTCTCCAAACCTTATCATACGGTCTTTACCGCCATCTTTAATAAGAACTACATGCGACTTCTTACCGCTAGAAGATCTTTTAGGTTTGTTGTACCCAGCAAATGTTTCGCCTCTGTAAGTTACCGCCACTACTAGTACTTCTTGCTTTTGCGTTTAACTGGAGCTTTCTTTTTCTTTGGTTTTGTTCCGTACATATTAATCTCCTAATTATTTAATGGGTTGTCTAACGATTGCTGTATGCGTTTCATTAGTTTTTCTTCTGTATCATCTAATTGTATATCAAATTTGTCTAACTTATTGTCCATGTTAGTAATTCGTACATCAATAGATTGAAGTTTAGTATCTATTCTGTTCTCAAGATTATAACCGCTATCCCGAAGCCGAGATAGATCTTCTTTTAGTTCTATTTTAATAGCTGAAGCTACTTCTTCTACTCTTAGTACGTCAGCAGAAGTCTTCTTCATTTGCGAGCTAATAGCTCCTAGGTCTAGGTTAGCGAGGCTCTCAACCTTTTGGTACAATAAAAAGCCACCGTACATTGAACCTACTAAAGTAGAAATTAAAGCCAACAGACCCATAATACTAGCGCCGCTAAGTTTTATACCTCCAACCTTAACTTTTTTGCTAGATAGCCCTTCGCCTTGTTTTACTATGTCTTCTAAATCAGCCATTATTTATTCATCCCTACTGCACTACCTGTAAGTATGGCGCCAAACGCCAAGTGAAACAATCCGCCACCCATAAGAGTAAACGGTGAATGTTGGGAAGTAATCATACTCATCAATTCTAACTGGACAAGGACTTCATCAGTATTTTCCACAAGCATTAGCAATGAGGTTACGTCCGGTCTAGTAAGCCCATACCAAATAGGTACGAACATAAAATCGTAAAAACAAATTAACAGATACAATGAGAGAGCGGCCCAACGCCAGGTCATTGTACTTTTTTCTAAATCATTTAGAGGCACAGTTAAGTGCTTCTTTGCACATAGTTGCTTCAACACCCCAAATCATTAGTCCTATGAAAGCAATTAAGGATACTGCTATTACAATAAATTTTACATTCATGCTTACCTCCTTAGTTATCGAAACCATCTCCTATCTGCATAGATTTTAACAGTTCTATTTCTGCACGCAACTTCTCTACCTCTAGTCTACGTCTTTGCAACTCAAGCTGGTAAAGAGTGTTACAGTTAATACGTTCCTTTGGAGCATCTAGTGGGATTATTATTCGTGCATAAATTCCAAAGTCTTTTGTTTCAGGATTAAGTTTGTCTTTTTTTCCAAATGGAGCTATTGCGTTGTTGATTATGCCTGTCATTCCCAGTTCAAAATTTGTACTTCCGCCTATGCTGTTGGAGCAGTCAAGGTCACCAGCTTTAATACTGTCTGTACCATAACCCATACCAGCACTAGGTAACGCTAGATTAAGCGATGTACTCTCAGCTAATGTCTGCGTACAAAGTAAAACTAGTAGCAAACATCTTATTTGAATTTTGAGCATATTCTAGTAGCTAACAAGGTTTTACTCTCGTCGTTACTCCTTAATTTAGACAATGAGCAAACGTACCTAGCTTCTAATATGTCTTGTGTTCTTATGTATATATCAAATTTAACTTTACTTAAGTAATCAATCTTAATAATTCTATAAGCTGTTACAAATGGTATTGGCTCCCACGACTCATCAAACACGCCGACCTCATAATAACCAACATCTTTCCTAGAGTTCCACAACTCCATGGTTGTTTTCTTAACACCCTGTACCGCACTAATACTCCAAGTGGGGTAGGTCGGTGTCATTTCATGCGAATGTGTCAGTCCACTACATAACAGTAGTGCTAGACCTACTGAGCTACGCAACTCGCTAACAAATATGATTTGTAAGCTCCGCCTGGAAAGGCTTTAGCTTGACCACCACCATACGTTGCAATTGATGTAGACTTAAACCATGTAGTACCAGCAACTGTTAAAGCGTAAGTTCTTTTCGAGCCCGCTAGGCTACTTGCCGCTTGGTATCCACTCATATCACTTGTTGATGTTTGGGCTACTGTCACAGCTCCAGTCCAGGCAACGGTGTCAGTTAATGATGGGCTTGAGCTAAACGATGTAGGGTAGCTAACCTCTGCTTTATAAGCATTAGCTAAACTCACATCAAACCTTACTATAGGCTCTTGACCTGCACTAGCTGGTGCTGTTGTTAGCGTGTATGCATTAGGGTTACCATAAGCACCAGGGGTATCCACATTCACGGTGCATCTGCTCTGTACTGTTCCAGTGATGTCAATATTTTCTGCCAAGATTGGGGTTGCACCAAGTATAAGGCTAAGTGTTATTAATAGTTTTTTCATTTGTATTGCTCCTCTATCATTTCATTCATTAAATTATCTTGCGCTAAACTCCTTAATGCTCTCCTATTATCCACAATATCACCTCCTTGTAAAACTACGGATTCGGTAATGTAACTATCGGGAATTTTTGCAACGTAATAGGTGCCTATGTTTGTTGCGCTATTTATTGAATTTAATATAACAGATTGAGCTACTTGATTAGCTAAAGTTAAAGCGTTAGTTGTACTGGCAAGAAGTGTCTGCATGTCAGAGTTATCATCTTCCTCATCTTCGTCGTCTCTGTTTTCTTCATCTTCTTCTAAGAGTTCTTTGTCTGTATCTTTTTGTGCTAATTTAACTGAATCATCTTCTAAGGCATCATAATCAGGAATTTTTGGTACTGCTGGGGGTTTAGGTTTAACGTAACCAGGGCAGTTAGGGTCAGACTGAGGGTCAAAACAACTATCAAAACGAAACATATAAATTACTGAAACGTCTTCTACTGTTCCTTTACCAGTTGTTCTAACGCGACCTTTACCAAATAAAGCTAATGGTGTGTAAGCAAGAGGAATAACTTTTTTAATTCTTATTGGCTGCTTTCCTGACCAATCTTCTTCGTCTTGCCATACAAAGCCACCACCTACTTTATCATTTTCTATAATAACAACAAAGTCATCATCAAGCTCTTTTATAGGGTTATAAGTATAGATGACACCTGATATATCCATACCACCAATACCATATGCACCTAGCGTAGCTGGGTTCATGCTCCATTGCATAGCACTTGAAGCGGCGTTTGGAGTGTATCCGTATATGTAGCTAGAAGAATAAGAAGGCTGATGCAACAGCACCCATAAGCTTAATAGCGCTATCCCTCTTTTCAACAGTAGTTTTCTCATTTTGCTCCTCTGGCATTGGTATATCTTCTGTACGAACTTCCCAAGCACGTTTAGCTTGTTCCCCTATTAAACCATCTATAGGGCAGTATGTTCCGGCATTTTTCATTGCAAGCCAAATCGCTGGGTCTTGGCACAGAAGACTGACTGAGGCTACTTTCATGCCTGCTGTGTAAAGTATGCGGGCTTTTTTAAGTAACAGACAGTTAGCTTCAGTATATGTAGCTCCTAAGCTCAAGGATAGTATTTGAGTACCTAAAGCACCACTAGATGAGATAGTACATAAATCAGAGTTACTACCGCCTACATTTGGCGATATGGCCGAGGGCGGGGGCGATTTTACTGTTGTGGTTTGGTTACCGTTTGTGGTTACCGTAGAATTTGTTGTTTGTTCAACTTTAGTTGTTTCTGCTTGAACTATTGTTGGTATAACTAAAATGAGCCAGAAAGCAGCTACAACAAGACCTGCTATAGTATTGTTTCTGGCTCTAGGTGTCATTATTTCTTCAGATCGTTTTTGATGTCGTCATCCAACAAACGATAGATTAAAGCGGCAGCAATTATGCCGACTAAACCTGCGTCTCCTAGCTGACCAACAAGACCTATAATAGTACCAATGACGTTACCGCCACCTAAAAAAGGTACTTCGCTAAACACAACTTGTAAAACGATTGCTAGGCTAATAAGTTTTAAACCTACGTTTATAGCGGCATCAGCGCCATTCATTATTTTATTCAACATATAGTTTCCCCTATGTATATTTAAAAAAGGTCACGGCTCTTAGGCTACTTGCCTTTAGCGAGCTGTGCTCCAAAGTAAAATTCGATTATCATTGACGCCCATTTGAATATTTCGTCAAACTTCATCATCCCTTCTACCGTGACGTATTCTACCACATCAGGTGTAAATTGCAATCCGAGGAGGCTAAAGCCCTCAATCACTGTTGGTATCACGGTTGGGACGTTAAATAGCACTGGCGCTACTTGCGTAAATATGATTAAACCGAGGATTACCATAATGATAAATCTTCGATTCCAGGCGGCCATAGGAGACTCTTTGTCTGCGGCGGCTCTAGCTTGATTGATAGAGTCATTACGAGCTTGCATTGACTGTATCATCAGTTTTTGGTTTTCGGATGCTGCTTGGCTTTTTAAAGCCATTAACTTAGCAAAAAAACCTAGAAAAATTGGTGCTATACTTGTAAGTAAACTAATCATGTAAATTTCTCCCAAAAAGATAGGGCACTTGTTTTAAGTTGTAAGCGACTAAATATAGTACCAGACTCCTAGAGTCTAATAATATAAGAAGTGCCCTATCGTTTTACATAGCTTTTATAAATTCAATTAAACCCACAGAAGATATAATATAAAAACCTAAAGCACCAATCGCTAGGTACTTTATTTGAACGGCTTGCATTTCTATCTTAGTTAAACGCTTGTCTATACTACTAATATCAGCAAATGTTCTTGCTGTTTGGCTCTCAACCCTGTTCATTCTCTTTTCCATCATACTCCTTACGTTTAACATTAGGGGTTATAGTTTGTAAGAACCCATCTTTTATTATATAGGTAGTTGCCGATTTCTCGAGCGTTTCTACTAATTTTTTATAATGGGCTTTTTTCTGCCAGTAGTCCACTACTCAGGTGGTGGCGTAAGCTCGTTTTGTTCTAGGGAACTATTAAGCGCATTCATAAATGCTTCCCTGCCAAACTGTAACTGCTCTAAGTTAAAGTTAGATGATTGAATTTTACGATCTAAATCAGATACATGGTTAACCATGGTTATTTGACTTGGCGTAAGGTCTGACTCTTTGTACTCTGTATCGTTAATATGTATTGTCTGTTCTTTTTGTGTTTTAGACATTGCATTACTCCTATAATTAAAATTAATCGTTTGCTATTACTGAAGCCTTGTAAGCTAGAATTACTTCTGCTGTCCAGCTTGCTGTACATATTGCTTGTACCCTAGCATCTTCACCTGTTACATCTGTAGCTGCCCAAGTACCTGGATGGACATCTTTTACATAATCACTTCTTACTTGCGGATCTATAACGTGCCTAGAAAATGATGAACTAAGCTCAACGCCATCTTCCAATACTCGTGTTGCTGTTCTTACTTGTACGTGTCCTTTCTCAAGGACTTCTATCTTATCTACTACTGTTACTTTTGTCAATGCCATTATTTACTCCTATGCTTCTAGTGCGGTTATACGAGCTTCTAGCTCTTGAATTGTTTTGACTAATCTTGGAATAATTTTAGAGTCATCTACACCCCATATTTGTACTGGAGTTCCATCCTCATTTAATTCCTCTGAACCTACTGCTACTGCTTCTGGAACAACTGTTACTAATTCTTGAGCTACAAACCCATAGTATTTGTGAACATCCCTATTATTTTTCCAATCAAATTGTCTAACTTTAATATTTTTAATGCTTTGAGTAGCAGACGCAGAATCTTGTATATTTTCTTTTAGTCTTTCATCAGAACTATTAGCGAGTCCAATAGTTGTTGGGCTAGATACCAGATAACCAGCTTGGGTATCGCCTCTATTAAAGGTCATATGATAATGCGTGCCACTACCACCACTTGTACTATTAAGGTATATAGCATATTGACTAGCACCAACATGATTTACTTGTAGATGTGCACCAGAACTTGAGCTTGTACGGTTTATTAAAACTACCTTATTAGACGTTAAAGTCATAACATCTGCATCAGCATTGCTCGATGAACTTTGAGCTCCATGACCTAAACTTATAACTAATGAACTTCTAGCATTAGAACCATTTTCTTCCCATCTTCCTAGTGAAAATTGTGCTTGTCCACCATATTCTGTATTGTCATTAAGAGCAAGTTTAAATAACTTAACAGCATCTGGGTCTACTGTACCATTACCCATATGCGTACCACGCACTTCAAGAACAGTGTCATTGTGCATATTATGGTCGTTTATAACACCTGCACCACTTAGACGAGTTTGCCCACTAACGTGTAAAGTTTGCATAGGAGTATTTGTACTAATACCTACAGCACCAGTGTGACTAACCATAATTTGTGGCGTGTTGGTTCTATCTGTTCCAGAATCATTAGTACCAATAGTTATATCTGTTGGTACATAAGTGCTACCAATACTGCCATTTACTTTAGCTTTTATAAACCCGCCTCTATTAAAGTTGGCATTAGTCCTTGAAACACCAGAAAAGTTTATTGTTCCAAGTTGTTCACCATCAACAACATTTGATTTTGCATTTAAAGTGTTATTGTGAGATTTATAAAAATTTATAGAACTTGATTCACCAGATGTAACTGTGTAATCAGCTAAATCTATTCTAGCTTGAGCGTTTGCACCACTTGAAGCCACGTCTATTTTTGTTGTTCCTGTGCTAATTACTCCAAATTTAGCTACGGAATTATCAGCTACACCAAGTGGAACACCTTGTCCAATAACTACATTGTTACTTTTAACAACAAGACTATCACCACCAAAACCAACCCTTCCATCACTGTTACGCAATGTTATAACATCCGCACTATGACTTGCAGACTCTAATCTTATGCCGGGGTCTCCTCCAGCTTTAATATCTAAAGCTCTAATCGGATTTTTATTAAACCCTACATCACCATTTGCATTAACACGCACCCGTGTAGTAAAAGTTTGTTGAGCATTAGCCGAAACTGAAGGTGCAGTATCAAGGTGAATACGACCAGATGTCATTACAATTCTTGCTGCTGTTTGTGTTGCAGTAGCATAGTTATTATTACCAGCTCCTACATAACTATTGTTAAGTACCATAGTAGCTGGACCACTACCACCACTATCAACTAAAGCACCACCAGTATTTACAAATAATTGTTTGTAACTAGAGTTGCTTGCACCAGAAGGAGGGAAAGTACCAATACCTACTCGACCATTTCCTTTTACAACAAAAGAATTAAATGTTGCATCGTGAGTTCCAACTAATAAAGCATTAGAATCTGCATGTTTACTACCAAACACAGCACCACCCCTTCCAGCTGAATTACTTGTATTAACACCCATAACAGCCCAAGTATCTCCAGAAACTCCAGAACTACTTTCTACAACGCCGCTACCTATTAGTCTAGTAGCTCTAGCATCACCAGTTACATCAAGAGGATGACTAGGACTTGTAGTTCCAATACCTACTTTGCCATCCGAAATAATACGCATACGTTCTGCATCATTAACTTTAAAAGCTAAATGATTACTAGAATGTACATATTCTATTTTTCCAATAGAAGCATTACCTGAATCACCAAAATGTATTTTGTTAGTAGTGTTATTTGTTAATTGTAAAGCTGTAGCGTGTGTTGAGGTTATTGTACCTGTCATAGTACCACCAGCTTTAGGTAGCTTAGTACCTAGAGCAGTAGTTAGAGTTGAGTTATAGTTATCGTCATCGTTAATGGCTTCCGCTAGTTCGTTTAAATCATTCAGCGTACTTGGAGCACCGCCAATAAGAGTAGTAATTTTTGAAGTAACATAAGCAGTTGTTGCTAGCTTAGTACTGTTATCACTCTCAGATTGAGTAGTTGTAGTTGGGTTTCCTCCAAGAGCAATACTTGAAGCAGCTTGGACAGCAGTTTTAATTTCTGTGTTAGTCTGGTCAGCCGTAGCTGCAGTTTCTATATTACCTAACTTAGTATTCTTAGCATCAGTAAAAGCATTTGTTTCAGCTTGGTACAACGTTTTAATCTGGGCACCAGTCTGGTCGTCTTTAGCTGAGGTTTCTACGCCGTCTAACTTTGAGCCATCTGCTGATAAATCTCTACCATCAACAGTTTGTGACCCAGACATAGTAATATTGCCAGTCATCTGGCCACCAGCTTTTGGTAAAGAATTATTTGCTGTAGTACCTGCAGCTACACCAGTAGCAATATTAGCGTTAATGGCATTAGCTAGATCATCAACTCCAACAGCATCGTTGGCTATTTTGCTAGTAGTAACAGCATTAGCTGCTATGCCTCCGGTACTTACTTTGTTTATTGCCATTTGTTACTCCTGTTAAATTTATTCATTTGAGGTATTTGTTAAACTGCTATATATGAAAAGCTAAATTTAAGTGCCCAAGCTGCATCCACATGACCATTAGTTAAATAACTAAAATTACCTGAATCAGAAACCATCGGAAACTGGACATAAGCTGTACCAAATGCAAATATATATATACCATTATCAATAGTTCCACCAGCACCATCTAATGTACAACTTCCTAAAGAATAATCAGTATCTTTAGCACTTGTAAATGCTGTAAATGGTAAAGACATTCTAATTGTTCCACTTGGCGAATTTGCACTAGCAACACTAATACCGCCTTGAATGTGTACAACTCTACCAGTCTTTGTATATGCAGCAAGATTTGCACCAGTATCTAATGTATAAGAACCGCTAGAAGAACAAGTTATAGTAGGAATCCAAGTGCCTATCTCGTAATCGTCTAAAACATTACTTGCTGTGTTTGCATTAGCAGCAATACCAAGAGCAACACCCGCTGGAATACTTGTCACTCCGTTGCTGTGAACATACACACGTTCTGCACCAGCAATATTAATACGAAACGAATCATTACTGTGAGCATATTGTAAAAAAGCACGACCTTGAGCATCTGGGTCAGAAAATTTAATTAAAGAATTTTTATTAGCTGTTGCTGTATCTAAGTTTAAAACACAGTCATCATTAGGGTCGTTTAAATGAAGTATATCTAATGGGGCTGAAATTCCGATACCTACGTTGCCAGAGCCGTCAATAGTCAAAGCATTTGCTGTAGCTGTGCTAAATTGCATCTTACCTGCGGCTTGAGCAAACGCAATCTTATAATCTACTGAATCATCTGAACCTAAACATTCAATATAACCATTACCAGCAGCATTGCCAGTTCTTTTCAGTTGTAGTTTTGGAGTTGAGCCTGCTTCGCCTCTAATATAACCAGCAACATTTAATGCTGTATCTGGACTCGTAGTTCCAATCCCTACGTTTCCACCATATGTAATTGAAAGTATTTTGTTGCCAGCTGTTTTTAGTGAAAAATCGTGTGAGGTTGTTGTACCAATTTCAAATCCTCTAACTGCATTTGTATCGTCATATTTAATTTCACCACGAACAGCTGCATCACCCCTTTCAAATGTAATTATAGGTGCAGTTGTTGAATTAGGTAGTGCTACGTTAAGTAAACTGACTGGAGAAGTTGTACCAATTCCTACGTTGCCAGTAGACTTAATAGTCATTCTAGTTGTTGGACTATCTCCATCATTACCATCATTTGTTTTTAAATGTAAATTACCTTTTTGGTCGTCAGCAGAACCATCATGGTCAGCAACTATATGCGCTAACGAAGTAACCTCATTGCCAGATTGTTTTCCTTTAAATAATAATTTGTTATATCTATTACCGCTTGAATCAGAAGCCGTGCTATTTGTAATAGTTAAATAATTAGAGCCACTTCCAGCTGTTATATTTAATGCTCCAGTTAGTGTACCACCAGCTTTAGGTAAAGCGTTTGTTGCTAATACACCATCTGCTGCTACATCACGCGTATCTATTAAACCGTTAGTTGTAATGTTTCCAGTAAATGCACCGCCTGATTTAGGCATAGCTGCGTTAGCTGTTGTAGTTGTAGAAGTTAATACAGAATCTCTTGCTGAAATATCTACTCCGTCAACTAAATTTGAACCCATAACAATATTACCTGTCATAGTGCCACCAGCTTTTGGAAGCTTAGTACCTAGGGCGGTAGTCAACGTTGAGTTATAGTTATCGTCATCGTTAATGGCTTCTGCTAGTTCGTTAAGATCGTTTAGTGTGCTTGGCGCACCACCAATAAGAGTTGTAATTTTTGAAGTAACATAAGCAGTTGTTGCTAGCTTAGTACTATTGTCACTTTCAGCTTGTGTAGTTGCAACTGTTAGTCTAGCTGCTGCAACACTACCTGTTAAATTACCAGCTGGAACGGATGTTAGTCTTGCTGATGCAATGTTACCTGTTAGGTTTGCTGCAGGTATTCCGCCAGTGCCTGTTATGTTTTTACTATTTAAATCTAAGTTTCCACCTAGTTGTGGACTAGTGTCTGCTACTAAGTTTGTATCTACAACAGCCCAAGCGTTATCGCCTCTTAGGAATGTTGTGTTTGAAGCAGTACCTGAAGCAGTTAGTTGCGCTAACCCTACTGTGTCATCCGACGGTGTACCTACATCTACGTTCTGACCCTGATATACTGCCCACGACTCATCACCATTCGCTGGCGCTGAACTGAATACAATGTTACTTCCAACTACTCTAAAACCAGAAGATCCAGAATCATCAGGTTGTTGCATCACGCCGTTAATGTTAACTAAGAGTTGCGCTGATTTTGCTGGGGTAATGCTAGCACCACCTGCAGCTAAGGCAAAAGTAGTAGTTGACCCGTTAAAACTACCGAAAGAATCTACTACTTGGTAGTTTCCTACGTTTGCCGGACTATTTCCTATATATGCCATTACTTTCTCCTGTTAAATTGTTACGAACTCTGTTAGACATTACTCAGCCGAGTCTGATGCGTTGTCAGTTACATTTTTTGCTGTGTCTACAACATTTAAACTATATGCCTGTGTGATTTGTGCATCAACACCTACTGCTAATGCCACGCTATTAGCATTACAATGAGCTACAAGTTTAGCAATAATTTCTTCTTGTGCTATCCTTGCTCTGTTGTGTATTGCGTTATCACACCAATCTTGTACTGAATACGCTTCGTACTCAAGAGACTTAGTTTGTGTGGTTGTTAGTGTTACTGTTATATTTGCCATATTATTTCCTTTATTATCCTAGTAAGTAGCCATTAAAACTTTGGTAATCATTGCCGTGAATAGTTGTGTTGGCACTATGTGCAACTTGAACATAATCATTTGCAGCTAATGATACAAGACAAAAAACTTCCCAAGTATTCCAATAATTCCCCGCACTTGACGTGTAATGACTGCTACTACCAGATATTTGATTACCATTTTTTAACATTTTTACATGAGCATTGAGATAATTCCCGTATATTATAGTTCTATAGTTAAATTTGTATACCCCAGCAACAGGTGCGGTAAATCTGTCATTGCTAGTGTTATAGTGATTGCCTCTATTAAGTCTAACGGCGTTTAAATCTATAGAGGATACGGTAGCGCCAGAACTGTATGATTCAGCAGCATGATAAGCATCAAAAGCTGGTTGTAAAGGCATCATAACCTTACCAGCACTATTTATATGGAAAGCTTCAGCTGGGCTACTTGTTGAACCACCAGTATAAACTTTAAAATCGCCACCAGCTTGTCCACCTCGCATACGAATTTTTCCACCTGGATAAGTTGCTCCACCTTGGATTGATAATGTACCACCAGAATTACCTGTACCAACAACAGTGCCAGTAACTATTTGTAAACCAGCTTTTATTACCATACCACCAGTAGCATCAATACGCACACGTTCATCGCTTTTAGTTAGCGCACTTCCATCAGCAGCAGCCCTAGTATAGAAACCTATCGCACCACCATACCCAGCAGCACCATCTTGGTCTTTAGCTATAAACCCAATACCAGCTCTTGCTCTTTCTTGAGAACCTACAAATGATGCAGTAATAGGAACTACTGTTTCATTGGCTGCACCAATAGCTTCAAGACGTATGCCATGTCCAGCTAAAGCACCTGTTGTTTCTGCTGTAGTTGAAATATCTAATGAAGAACTAGGAGATGTAACACCAATACCTACTTTGCCATCACCTGCAATACGCATACGTTCTTCAATAGCAGCATTATTGAAACTTGTCCAAAATTCTAATCTAGTTGCAGAACTTGTGTTTTGACTTTCAGCTATAATTTTTGCTCTTTCTTTAGAAGCTCCACTATCTACGCCATCATCATTTACCCAAAAAGACATCCCGCCAATAGTATGTCCATCGGCAACAGCTCCACCACTTTGTTTTTGCATCCTTATTATAGGAGCTCCTGTGCTGGAATTATCTGAACCACCTCTTAAATGTAGTAAATTTAGGGGAACATTAATTCCAAGACCTACAAAGCCATCCGAACCTTGAAGCATAAATGCGTGTGTGTAAGCATTAGATTCTATTCTAAAGTCTACATCAGCAGACGCTTCGTTAAAGACAGAACCACCATTAACAGTTAAAGCACCAGTTACCGTAGCACCTGCAGCCGTTGTTTCAAATTTCTTAGCGTTGCTATAAAATAATGAAGCAGCACCATTTTCTATAAATGTAGCCATATCATCATTATCTGTATTAGATTTTATTCTTACATCAGTTCCTCTTAAATAGAGGTCGCCACTACCTTTTTCCCAAATATAAGAGTGGTGGTTAGTATTTTCGTGATAGATGTGTAAATCTTCACCTGTACCAAATAAAGCTTTAGCATTGTCAGCAATATATAGGTTGTTACCTTGCAAATCTATATAACTATTAAACGTAGCTGCACCACCATCTGACATATCAAGAGTAAGGGCTGTTATAGTTGAACCACCGTCATTACCACTGATTACTAAATCTTTATCTTGTGCTCCTACGTGAATACCTAAATTATTTGAACTATTAAAAATTATTCCATAATTAGTTCCATTTTTATCAAATTTAGTTTGACCACCTGTATCAAGATGAATATCGCCACCAGCATCAAGTGTAAAAGCACCTGCGTGAGCAATGTTGCCTGTCATAGTACCACCAGCTAAAGGTAGCTTAGTTGCTAAGGCTGTAGTTAATGTTGAGTTATAATCATCATCATCATTAATAGCTTCTGCTAATTCGTTAAGAGTGTCTAACGTGCCAGGGGCTCCGCCAATTAAGGCAGTAACTTTAGCAGTAACGTAAGCAGTTGTTGCTATTTTAGTAGTATTGTCACCTGAACTTTGAGTTGTAGTTGTTGGGTTTCCACCTAACGCTACATTGTCTGCAATTTTTTCACTTGTAACCGCATCGTTAGTTATAGTTAAAGCACCACTACCTGTAACTTCACCACTATGCGTGGCATTAGTTGTTTTAGAAGTGTTAGCTGTTATGGCATTTGCCTGACTAGAAGTAATTCCAGTTTTAGCTGTGTTAGCTGTTATCGCATTAGTTTGTGCAGAAGTAATACCTGTCTTAGCTGTATTAGCTGCAATCGCTGTGTTAATTGAGTTAGCTAGTTTGTCTACAGTAACTGCGTCGTTTGCAATGTCGGCAATTGTAATACTACCATCTACAATTTTTGCAGCATTAATACTATTATCGGGTATGTCTTCAGCACTTACTGGTACGTTTGCTGGTTGTTTTCCAATGTATGGCATTGCTTACTCCTATGTAATTTCCATAACGCTAAGTATTGCGTCTACTCCGTCCGTTACAGAACTTTTTACCTTAACTACGTCGCCGGCTTCTAATACAATTTTGTTTCCTGCCATAATCTCTATAGACGACCCTGATGGTAGTGGAATTGATTTAGCAATATACACATTATCAGCGTTTTCTCCCGAAGAAGAAGCTGTTACTATTTGAGCGTCAGCTGTTACCGAAGCACCTTTTACGTTAGCTATAGTAAGCCCTATTATTACTGTCTTAGTAGAACCAGGCACTGTATACACTGTAACCAGTGATGCATCTATGCCAGCTTTTGTTTTTAGTTTAAATGTGTTTGCCATATATTATTCTCCTATCCCAGTGCAATCGACATAGCGATAGCTTCATCTAAAGCAGCAGCAGTACTAGAAACACCTAAGTTACTTCTTGCTGTAGATGCGCTAGCAAGATCACTAAGGTTATTAGACTTCTCCGCTTTATCCGTGTTTAAATTAGAGAAGTTAGTGTCCACCTCGTTATTAGTAAGAGGTGAACCTTTGCTAGCTCTGTTTACTATTGTAGACATATTAAGTAGCCGATAAAGTTATTGTCCAAGTCACAGCCATTGTATCATCTGCGGCTTTATTTACGACGTTAAATTTAACTCTGCATAACATCGTGCCACTTGAGGCAGCGTTAAAAATTCCTGCTTCAGTTACAGCACCCGTTGCGTCACCTGCTTCAAAACTAGAAACATAAACAATAGTGTTGGAAGATGCGGTAGTTGAGTCTAAAACTTCTCTAGAACCTAGTAAACTTACAAGATCAGTTTGCCCTGCAACTGCATTTGAGGTGCCGCTTCCTAAACCCATGTGCGTCATCGCTGTCGCTGTTGCGTCTTTCATTCTAGAAGCAATGAAAGTAAGTCCTGTTGCTACTACAAGGTTCTTTTCAATGCGTTCTTCTTTGATGTTACCGTCTTTATCTCTAAGGACAATATTTAGTTGGCCGGAGAGCTTCAAGTTTTCGTTAATCATAATTAACTCCTATTAAAATGTTCTGGAAGCTCCGACAAAATCTTCCCCAAAAAAAGTGATGTCACAATAACTATGACTTCGTAAAGACCCCGCGTCGGTTAACGAGGGCAGTTCTGTAATACCTTTACCTAAACTCCACGACTCATCATCTGTCATAGTAGTAGGATCAGTAAATGTTCTGTTAAACGCAACTACTCGAGTAAACAAATCGGTAATTGCAGTAGCATTTGTAGTGTTTTTAACAAACTGCATTTCTTGGTCATCAAGAATAGATGCCGCTGCGTCTATATCGTCTGTTACACCTACAATATTAGCTAAAACTTTAGAATGAGCATGACTAAAAGCGTCTGTCATAGTAGTTGGGTCTGCAAAAACTTTCCCTACTAACAAAACATCATTGTCTGTTATTGCAGAACCATCTGCAAAAGCTCTACCAAAAGCTTTAGAAACTGTTTCTACTATAGTTGCTACGTCAGTAAGTGGTTTACTCATTGCAAATACAAATGCATCTTCAGCACCTGTTTTGTCAGAAACGTTTACATTACCGTCAATGTATACATCAATAAGCCAAAATCCTAAGTCAAAACTAACAGCTATAGGTAATTTCTTTGGAGCTACAGAAATTCCTAACCGCTTAAAAGCGGCTTTAATCTGACCAACTTTAGTTATTGACTTTAATATCACGCGAAATCTTCTCTAATCTTAAACTTAACAATATCGTATATAGTTTCAATAGTACCACTGGCTCGAGTTATTTCTATCTCACCTTGATAACTTCCTGCGGGGTAATCTAGTTGCCCAGTTGTCCAGTTAACAACTGCTATACCGTTAGTGGGAGGGTTAATAATAGCTAAAGTCTTAGTGTATAAAACACTAGTTGCTCCAGCAGCTCTAAAATGCATTTTTACAGTAGAACTCGTTAAATTAGTAGCGGTTCCTGTTTCTTCGTCCGTTAGAGTTAAACGCAGCTGTGGGCCGGTATCTCCTTGAACGTATTTAAAAGTTTCTGCCATTTGTCCTCCTAATCAGCAAAGCCCATTGAGGCTACACGAAGATTAACTCTCCTTGTATCCCGTCCTTTAGCTTTAGCTATGCAGCGCTCGTACATTACACGATGTTGCATAGCTAAGTCTGGGCTACTCCATTCTTTACCTGGAATCTCCGCAAGTTTAGCAATTGTACCTGATGCAATAGCACGACTGTGGGCGTCAAAAATAAAACCCTCTACTCCCGTAGCGGATAATTTTGGTTTAAGTATAGCTAACCCGTTAAACGTAAGCTTACTGCTTGGGGTTGGGTAAAAGCGAATACTAGCGTCTTCAAAAATAGAAAAGTAAGTAGGAGTTCCTTTTATTTCAGTTCCATCTGCGTTGGTCATCATATTAAAGTGTCTTTCCGACACATGAGTTATTGGAATCCCGTTAACTTGTAGAAATAATATGCTTTCTAACAAGCTTCCTGTAGGAACGTCAATTTCGTAGTCTCGTGTGTTTGCACTCGTGTAGTCTGTGTCTAAAGTGTAACGCCATACTTCACTATCGGCGCAAAAATCAGCAGCAGTTTCTTGTAAATGTGCTTCAATAACAATTTCAGGGCATCCAGGTAAATAAGGTTGCACGTAAGGGTAAAAACTTGTCCAAATAGTAGTAGCCATTTACACTGTCTCCGTAGGTGCAGATGCAACGTCGCTCTGCGTTTTAGTGCCTATACTCGACATAAAAGTTTGGTAGTGAGCACCGGCTCTAGCAGCATTTGCTGCAAACTCAGCGTCTTTAGAAAACGCTCGGTAAAGTATCCAGTCAAGAATAGCACTTACATAAGTATCGTCTATAAGTATAACATCACTACTACTACTTGCTGGATCTAAGTTAGCAGCGGACAATGCATGTGCTGTAGGTAAGTCAGCGTACACTACTTCAAGTTGAGCGGCAGTAGTAGCTGGGGGATAAACAAAAAATGATTTAGGTTGTCTGACATCAAACGTGTAGTTTTGGATATTTACCGTAGCGGTATCGGTATGCCAAGCTGGACGTTGATCGTCTAAGACACTTCTATTAATAAGGCGAACTACTTTCTTATCAGAAGCAGATGCAAGGTTTCTTACTATATCTATTATTCGCAAAGCACTAGCAAACCCAGTAGTTATAGTTTGCCTAGTTCCGGCGACACAAGTAAAGGTACCGGTCTTAGCGTTAGAGTCAGGGCG